CCTTCGACACCGACTTGATCTTGTCCTGGGAGCCGGTCAGACCCGCGATGAAACCGGCGCCGACGTCCTTCGCCAGGGCCTTCGTCTTCTTCGACGGGCTGGCGATTTGCAGCTCGGCACGGATCCCGGTGACGACCGCCGCCGCCATGGAGCGGGCAGCCGAGTCGACCCCGGACGTTGCTCCGGCCATCCCGGACATGAGTCCCTGCGCCACAGCCGCACCCGCGCCGGGCATACCGCGCCCGCCGCCGAGGGTGTCGGAGTTGATGGCTTCGACAAGGCTGCGGTATTTGGCAGTCGAGCGGGCGTTGATCATGTACTCGCCGTTGGAGGCCATGATCGGAATGCTGTCCGAGGTCCCGGTTCCCGGGCCGCTGATCGGCCCGCCGCCAGGGAACCCGATCGGGCCGCCGGCCGCGTAGTTGCCGCCCTCGTGGAAGACGGACCCCGCGTTCGAGGTCCGGGTCTTCATGAGGACGTAGGTGACGGCCGTCTTCCCGTCGATGTCGCGCAGCCGCTGCTGTGCGCGGGAGATCTCGTACTCCAGGTTGGAGATGTCGCCCCGGACGGATGCCTTCCTGGACGCGGGCACTGAACTGAGCCGCTTCTTGGCCGCGGTGACCTTGGCCTCAAGGTCCTCGATGTTCCCCTTCAGCCGGGCAGTCTTGTCCGGCGTCCGAAGGATCTGGTCCGCCAGGGCCTTGGCCTGGCTCTTCGTCAGGCCCATCGCCTCGGCAGACCGGAGGAGTGCCGCCCGGCCGCGCTCGTAGATGCCGTTAACCGTGCTCCACGAGGCGCCGGACTCCCGGGCCTGCGCCGCCGCGCTGTCTGTCTTCGAGGCCAGGTCGTTTAGGGCAGTGGCAGCGTTGCGGGCTTTCTCGCTGTTGAGGTCGAGCTGCCCGTGCGACATCGACAACGCGCCGGCGTTGTCCTTCGCCGCTTTCGTTGCGGCGTCGATGCTCGCTTCGAAGCCGACCATTCCATCCAGGCCCTGGCGCTGCACATCGTTGAGCGCCTGGATGCTCTGGCGCAGCCCGTCGGCGGACTGCTTCTGTGAGGCGAGAGCCTGCTGAGTTTTCAGCGCCTGCGCGCCGAAAAGACCCTGACTCTGTGCCGCGAGCTCCTGCTCGAACTTCGCGTCGGCCACCGCCGACTTGTAGTCGTTGAGCTTGCTGGTGAAGTCCGAGGCGTCCCGACCGCCCTTGCTGTACTGAGCGCTGAGCCGCTTAAGCGCGGCCGCCGCCAGATCGCCCTGGCCGTTCGACACCAGGTTGGCCAGCGCCTTGTCGACGGCGTCGATGTTCTGCTTGGCCTCTTTGACCGGGGTCGAGTCGTACCCGGTCCAGCCCACGAGGAATTGCTGAACCTTGTCGGTCGTCGAGGGATCCGTCAGAGCCGCGACCTTGTCGTGCAGCTCTGACAGGTTCTTGCCGAACACCTTCGATGCCTCACCCGACACGGTGCCGGCGGCCCCGAGCTGGCGCAGCGACGTGGTGAGCTTGTCGACGTCGGGGGGCGCCTTGTCGCTGCGTGATGCGAGCTCCGTCAGCCCGATGATCAGCAGCCCGAGCCCTGTGCCCGCGATCGCCGCCTTCGCGGTACGGGACAGCGCCGCGATCCCGGCGCGGGCCGCGGCCAGGCTGCCCGGCGTGGCAGCGGCCGCTGTGCGCATGGCGACCAGCTGCATGCCGAACTGCGCTAGGGCGGTCCTTCCTGCGGCCATGCCCAGCGAGGCCGCCTTCGCCACCTTCAGGGCGAGGGCCAGCTGCAGGATCATGCCGATGGCCTCAGGCGGTACGGCCGACACCAGATGCGCCAGGACGTCGACCACTTGCAGGAGACCCACGCCGGCATCGCTGCCCGCCTGGAGGACGTGCAGCAGTGCCGTGGCCACGCTCTGCAGGACGCTCGCCACGGTCGGGCCCTGCGCGCGCGCCCAGGCCATGAACTCCTGCGCCTTGCCCCCGACGTCGCCCCCGCCGCCATCGCCCACGCGGAGCAGGTGGACGAGTTCGTCGGTGACGCTGCGCAAGGTCTTCTGCGCGAACCCGGTGAACTTCGAGTTCAGCTTGTCGAGGCCGGGGGATGCCATCTCCCCGCCGATGATCGTGATGAACCGGTCCGCCTCGTGCGAGGCCGCCTTGACCAGCCCGGTGGTCTTGGGCACCAGCGTGTCGACCAGGGCGACACCCTTGACGAAGGGCGCCATGGTGTCGCCGGCGAGACTGTCAGACCACGCCTTGTAGTTGTCCTTCAGGATGCCGACCGCGACCGCCGCCTTGCGGGTCTCGGGCGGCAGCTTGGACACGACCCGCTGGTACTCGTTCTGCGCAGCGATGGCTTCCTGCGACCGCGCGCCGCTCTTGTCGACCGCGTCCTCGTAGGCCTTCTGCGCCTCGGAGGCATCGCCCAGCGCCGACACCTGCGGGATCAGAGCGGCGGTCATCGCGGCCGCCGCCACGGCCACGGTGCCCGCCCCGGCGGCTAGTGGCGCCAGCGACGCCGCGGCGGGAATCACCGCGGGCCACAGCAACTTGGTGACCTTGCCCAGCTCTTCCACCGACTTCGCGCCCGCGTCGGTGTCCTGGCGCATGGCCGCCATCCGGTCGGACGTCTCACGCGTGAAGCGCCGCATGTCGCGGTCCGCGTCCATGGTGGCGGCGTGGACGCGGCGCCCCAGGCGGCGGGCCGCATCCCCGATGTCGTCGAAGACATCGGAGAGTTCGTCACGGCCGGTCAGCGTGAACAGCATGCCGGGCATCAGTCACCGCCTTCCGCCTGATGGGCTGCCTGGTGCTGATCGATCCAGGCACAGAGCGTGTAGAAGTCGCTGACGGTCAGGTCATCGACGACGAGGGGAGAGATGTGGAGGAGGTGGGCGAAGAGTCCGAGGTTGTCGATGCGGGCTCGCTCGATGTCGGGGTCGGGCTCGAATCGCCGGACTGCGGCGCCTCGGTGTCCGGCTCCGGGGCCTCTGCTTCTTTTGGGTCCTGGCCCTTCGCCTCGATCAGCGCGCGGGCGTGCTCCGGGTCGGCGGCGACGTCCGGCATCCGCGACAGGAGGATCCGCGTGACGGTCTCCGGGGTGAGCTCGTCGTCGGCGGACGCGAAAGCGTTGTCCACCCAGCGCTCGACCTCGCCCTTGTCCATGCGGCTCGTCATCTCCGTGACGCCCGGGTCGAAGTCGCCGAACCGCAAGGTGGGCTCGCTGCGCTTCTTGATGGCCCAGACGATGCCGCGCATCGCATCGAGGTCGTCCCGCTCCAGACCCTCCAGGATGTCCTGCCACTTCATGTCGACGGTGCGTTGCACGATCGACGCCTCGGACACGCGCAGAGTGCTGGCGTCGTACTGCTCGCTCACGCCGCCTGCGGGGGTGTAGATGATGATCACGGTGGTGCTCCTAGGTAAGGCGCCGGCGCACGTCATCGGCCACGCGCTCGACTTCACGGGTCATGCGGTCGGTGTGGGCGCGGACGGTCTTGTCCCACCACAGCGGGGTGGCGGTCTGCTCAGCCCAGCGGCGCCGGTTGCCGAACACTGGGTGCCGAACCCTGCCGTCGTTGAGGCGGTTGACCAGGCCGATGGGGATGTCGGCCGGCAGCCGTGCCTTGTCCAGCCAGACCTTCGCCCCGGGGCTGCCGGTGGTTCGGACGCTGATCCGGATCGCCTCGGCGATGCTCGCGCGCAGGGGCCGTGTCGTCGGCGTCGGCCCGCCGCGCTTGCCGGACCCACGGCCATGGGAGCGGATGTCGAGGCTGCGGACAGCGGACTGCAGATCGTTCCGCAGCGGCTCGGCCGCGCGTCGCAGGCGCCGCTGGAAAGAGGCGCGGATGTTCTCGTGACCAGCCCGGCGCAGCCGTGCGGAGAGCTCCAGCAGCTGGCCGGTGCCGATCACGCGGATGTTCTGCGGCATGCCCTGCTCACAGCGTGACGTCTGTGGCCAGGTACTCGATCTTCGGCAAGTTGGTGGCGTCGAACAGGCCAGTGAAGTTGAAGCTGGGCTTCACGACGCCGAAGCCGTCGACGACCGGCGGCCCCTCGTCGAGCTTGATCGCGGGCAGGGTGATCCGGAACGTCTCCGCGTAGGTCGACGCAATGATCGGGCCGATGAACTCCCACACGAAGCTGGTCGCACCGTCGCTGGTGTGCAGGTCGTCGAGGATGGTCGCGACGTAGTCCGTCTCGAGGCTTCCCGAGATCTTGACCTGGTCGTTCTCGACGGGTTCCTTTTTCACGCCGGACTGACCGGCGTAGAACCTTTCGGTGTCCTGCGGCCGCTCGATCTTGCAGGACACCTTGCGGATGCCATCGAGCGCCGTCTCCGTACCGAAAGCGCCGGTCTTGACCGCCATCTGCCCGAAGTGGTAGGGCGACATCGACGGGTAAGACGCCGTGGCCAGCGTCTGGGCCTCGTCGCAGTCCTTGCCGTCGACCTCGAAGGTGGCGGTGAGCATGCCGCCCACCTCGCACGAGAACTCACCGCTGGTGACCTTGCAGCCCAGAAACGACTTGTCGGTGACGACTCCGGTGGTGAGCGGCACGCCCTTCTGGATCGTCAGCGACTTCCCGGCGACCGAGGCGAGCAGGTGCGTCTGCAGGTACGCCGTGGTCGCGGCCTGCTGCACGGGCGTGACCGTCGTGCCCATGAGCGCCTGCAGCAGCAGGCCCATCGACTTGTTGGTGACCTCGAAGTCGATGCTGCCCTGCACCTCCCTGCGGGTCAGCACGCGCCGCGACGACAGCGGCAGCAGCCGGCTCGCGGCGATGCCCGCGCTTTGGGCCGTGGTCTTCTTGAGGACCAGCGACTCCTTGGTGAACTCGATGAACTTGGTCGGCGCCGCGAACGTGCCGTAGGTGGTCTCGTCCTTGATGCCAATCTGGGCGCCGAGCCCGGATCCGATCGCCATGGATCAGTCCTCCTTCTGCGGCGCCGGCTTGGCCGCGATGGTCTTCTTCGCCGCCGGCGCCTTCGGCTCCTCGACGGCCTCCCACGTTGCGGGCTGGCAGACGTAGCCCTCGAATCGCTCGTCAGGTACCTCGACAACCTCGTCCGGCTGTACCTGGCGGTCGCCGAGCTCGGGCACCGAGACCGGCTCGGGTCCGATCAAGCGCACACGCGCCATCTCTCTCTCCTCGTCAGATCCGGGCACGGCAGGACACCGTGAAGCCCAGGGCGGCCCGTGAGCCCTGGTCGGTGGAGTACTGGCGCAGTCCGCCAGCGGTCAGGTGCGCCCACAGGACGGTCCCGAGGAGGGTCGGGGCGTCGGGGGCGTCATCGCTGGCACGCAGGGCCAGTTCGATCACGCCGAGGATGTCGAAGAGACGGGTGCGCAGCACGGCGAATCCGTCGTCGCCGCTCCAGCAGTCGATGACGCCTGCGATCGCGATGTCCTCGTTGCGGCCACGCGCGCCGGCGTAGGCGAACTCCTGGGTGAGCTGGGCAGCCTGGTCGCCCTCAGGAGACCAGCCGACTACGAGGAGATCCTCGGTGGCCACGTCGTTCTCGGGCGGCCCGTCGACGACCGTGATGCCGGTCTGGAACTCGGGGCGCGCCTGAAGGATGGACACCAGTGCGGCGATGGCGCCGGGCAGTGCGGAGGTTGCCATCTACCCCACCGCCGGCGGAAGTCGGTCAGGGTCGAGCAGCTGCACGGCCCGGTTGGGGATGGCGAACCCGAGGCCGGGGATCGGTTCGGTGACGTCGTAGTCGTCGGTGCCGCGCTGCGGTCGGCCGGGTCCCTGCCGGGTGCGCCACAGGTGCTGGAGGATGATGCGGGCGGCGCCGCGGATGTTCGCCGAGACGATGGCTCGCCCCGCCGGGTAGGTGAAGCGCAGCGGTCCGTAGAGCATGCCGCCGTCCTTGCGGGTGACGATTCCCGTCTGCGGGTCGAGGTCGAGGTCGCCGACGTCGTAGGACGTGCCGCCCGTGCGCACGGCCACGACGCTCGTGAGGGACAGGGCGGGGATCTGCTCCAGCGCCACCGACCGGGCGGACCGGAAGTCGGCAGTCTCGACGACCGTGCGCACGACGACGGGGCCCACGAACTGCTCGACGGCCCGGGTGCACGCCTCGATCCAGTCGCGGATCTCTTCGTCGTCGCCCGTGTCGGTCTTCTTCAGGTGCCGGCGCCCGTCGGCCAGGGACATGATCGCGGGCGGGGCTGCCTCGCGGACGTCGAGCACGTCGGTGTACGCGTGCGTGGGCCCGGTGAACAGCCAGCGCACCGAGTGCCGGCCGGGGACCGAGGTGGCGTAGTCCGCCCTGTAGGTCCCGACGCCGGTGGCGCTCGGTGTCGGGGACGCTGTCGTGCCGTCCGGGAGCGTCACCGTGACGGCTGCGGTGGACGCCGTCGCCAGGACGCCGCCCGGATCGCGGCACTCGGCGGTCAGGCGCACGGTGGCGCCGAGGTCGAACGGCACGTCGCCCCCTACTCCGCGCTGCCGAGGATGCCCTTGCGCTTCTGGCCCTCGGCCTCGGCGGCCAGGACCCGGGCGCGCTCCTCGTCGTCGGCCGTCTTCAGGTACTCGACGACCTCCGGGGCCTTGTGCTGGCCCGGGTCGAACGGCTCGCTGTCCGGGCCGCCGTCGCCGTCGCCGTCGCTGGCCGGGACGGGCTCGGGTGGCGTCAGCGAGCGCGGTTCGCCCGGGTCAGCGGTCGCCTGCTCGACGGCTGCGCCCGATGCCCTCGCGCGTCGGTCAGCCTGTTGGCCCACGTGGAGGGCCACGTCCTCGAAGTGGATACGTGTTGCTCGGCTGTACGCCGGGTCGTCGGTGGAGACGAGCTCGCCGGCCGAGACGACGCGGGTGATGCCGTCGATCTCGGTTGCGAAGGGTTCGCGGCACCGCTTGATCTCTGCTGCCATGTTCTCGCTCCTCAGTGGGCCGCCGGACGACGCCGGGCCCCGGACATGACGCACGTGGCGCCGAACGTCCCGCCTGTCGATGCGCCGGATGTGGTGGCGACGATCCGCACATACCGCTGCGGTCCGACGTAGCCGACCTCGAACGTCTTGTCGTCGTCGGTCAGCGCGATGGTGGGCAGGGAGCCTTGGAGGCTCGCGGTGTCGACCGCGGTCCAGGTCGAGTTGTCCGGGCTGTCCTGCATGGTGATTGCCACGGAACCGTCGGTCAGCGTGCCCGTGTGGATGACGAACATGGCTGAGCGGAACGCATTGTTGTTGTAGTGCCGGTCGACGGTCAGCCCGTTGGCGGTCCCGTTGGTACGGGTTGCCACGGCCAGGGCTGGCCGGGCCACGCATTCGCTGTAGACGCTCCTGCGCATGAGG